CACCTAATATTTTGTCAAGGAAATTTTATCTAAAAATAGAATAATTTTATTGACTTTTTACTATATATAATGTACAATTTTTAACATATTAAAAGGAAAGGAGCACGCAAAATGATAAAATACAAAATAGACGTATTCGAGTTGTTAAAAGAGCGTGGATATAATCAAGCCCGAATCCAAAAAAACGGGCTTTTGTCGGGGCAGACTATGCAAAATATTAAGGCAGGTAAAAGCGTTACACTGGAAACGTTAAACCGAATATGCATAATGTGCCGTTGCCAGCCGTCCGACATAATAGAGGTTGTGCCGACAGACGCGGAAAAAATAAAATTTTTCTAGCAAAAGCACTTGACAACATTCTAAAATTAGAATATAATAAAGACAGATTAAAGGAAAGGGCGCCCCGTAGAGGGGCGAGGGTACAGAAACATGATGAATGAAAACAACGGAAGCTGGCAGGTGTTCGCGGTTGCACGCGAACATTTAAAGGAAATGCCGTTTGACTATGACGGTAAACACGCAACTGGCGACTGCGTGAAGTTATCCACAACAGGTGAGTGGGTAACGGAATATGAGGGCGAGGAATACGAAGACGCGCCCGACTGCGTGGAAACGTGGGAAGATTAATATAATTTCCCAATCATATCAGGATGACGATGAAAGCATTATATTTTAAATTTTCATTTTTAGCCAGGTACATAATGCCCGGCTATTTTTATTTTTAATAATAAATATTAATTTTAATATTTTATCTGCAAAAAGTCAATAAAATATCCAATTTATAGAAATTTAATAAAATTTATAAAAAATTCCGCCACTCGAGCGATACCCTATAGATACCCTATCCGCAGAAGAAAAAAGAGAAAAAAAGAACGAAAGAAAAACAAAAGAGAAAAGAAGCAAAAGAGAAAATAAAAAGAAAGATAGAATAAAAAGAGAAATAAAGAAGATATATTTTTAAATAAAATACACTGTATTTTTTATTTTTTAAGTAATTAGGGAATTAATTTAGTTTATATATATAATATAATATAATATAATACGCGCGGATTTATTTAAAATATATTCAAAAAAGCTATTGACAGTATAATTATTTTAGTGTATTGTGTAAGCACAGGTTGCAGAAATGCAAAAATGAAAATTGAATAGTAATTATTTTACCTACAAACGCGAGCCGCGGATTCATTCCAGCGACCAAAGAAACCCAAATAAAAATTGGGTTGAACAATGCAGTTTGTAGGTATTTTTTTTATTTTAAAATTTAAAAGTTGGGAGGTGTACAGAATTGGAGAAATTAGCAGGAGCAGAGCCAAGCTCATTAGAATCAATCAAAAATGATTTTGAGGAGTATTTAAAAGAATTCTGCGCTGAAAATGACATTAAAGACCTGTACGACATCTATCCGGCTATGTGGAATGCAGCACTTACATATATTTGCCAAAATACTTTTAAGGCTAATCCAAGTATTTTAGCAATGCCTAAAAATATAAATAATGCTTATAACTTAGAAGCTGTAGATTATATATTAGATATATACGCTTATGAATGTTTTATACATAATCAAGAGATTAGTGTTATTGGTTTTCATTTATTTTCGGGTATATCTTTAAATGCTATATATAATTTAAACAATAACAATAAAAGAGTTGTTGTGTATAAGGACTTAGAGGGTAATGTTATTAGTAATTTAACTGTAAGCAGATTAAAAGAGGGGGAATATACAAAAGAATTAAGTTCAAAAGGGAGTGACATTTTTAAAAAATTGAAATTATTTTCTGAGGAAAGTTTGACAGCTCTGATGAAAGATAGGCGAAACAATCCAATGAAGTACTTGCCCATACTGAATAGGCGCTTCGGTTGGAATCTGCCAGGAGTAAGCCGAGAAACATTCGGAAAGACTGCATTGACAGCGGCGGACCTCCCAAAATTGGGAACGGAATTGGACGAAAACGGCGCACAACTTCCACGGTTAGAAGCGTGCGAAACGTTAAACAATTCAGACACAATTTAAAAGTGCCGTATTTACTGGTGTTCAAGCTATTTCGATATGCTTAGAACTTCGCTAAACATGAGTTTAGCGAAGTGTATAAAACAAATAGTCAGAAACAGCAAACAAAATAGCAAATAATCAAACAATTAAATAACGGCAGATAATCGCCTACAACGGTGATTCTGTTAGGGGGTGGGGGTTGAATAAAAACAGCCAGCCAGCCCGACTAAGTCCCAAAAATAATCTCAAAAACAAAAAGAGGTGTATCAATGACATTAAACGAGTATCAGGCAGAAGCAATGCGTACAGCAAGTAGAACAGCCACAGCACACGAAGATAATCTTTTGCTTAACGGAGTAATGGGTTTAAATGGCGAAGCTGGAGAAGTGATTGACATGGTAAAGAAAATGCTTTTCCAAGGCCATACGCTTGATAAAGACCACATGGCAAAAGAACTGGGCGATTGCCTTTGGTATTTAGCCGTAGCCGCAAAAGGCATTGGATATGACTTAGATACCATTGCTGAAATGAACAAAGCAAAGCTTAGAAATCGTTACCCGAACGGTTTTGAATCCGAAAGGTCGTTACATCGGGATAGCAAAGACATTTAAAGCAAAACAAACACCTTGTCAAACAATGCTGTAAGAATGGCTACAAAGGATAGTACAATGAGGTGTGCGGGGAATAGAGTTGGGAATACCCGCAAAACAATGCCCTATAGCCAAGCGGTAAGGCACGGGATTTTGATTCCTGTATCACCGGTTCAAATCCGGTTAGGGTAGCTGGGCTTTTGATAGCCCTTTTGTCCCATTCTTTGGTACCCCCTTATCTCCCGTTAGCGGAAAGCTGATTAAAGGACCGTCACAAGGTCCGGCGGGATTTACAAACATGATTACCCCGGTGAAGATAGGCTTTTCAACCTTGCCGGGATACACTGAATTGAGTTAAAGCTTTTCGGGATACTGGAAAGTGTAGGCTTTTTGCTTGAAGCAATTTAAGCAAAGAAGACAGCAAAGCTGGCAACAAAGTGGTGTAGTATATCATCATAAGGACGTCAAAAGTAGAATCCTTGTGGCTGACGAATAATAAACGCTTGCGGTGCAAGAATTAACCTGTTTGTGTTCGTGGTGTGAAAGACTACAAACAAAACAGGAATTTCATTAAGTCGGCTTGCCTTGAATCCGGGAAACCGGAGTATAACACAAGAAATTCGTTAAAGTAGCGGTATGGCAAAACAAAATTTTTTTGCAAATCAAAAAAACTTCCGAAAGAACCGTGAAATTTGCAGGTTAAATTCGCTCCCTGTCCGTGCTTGACAGCGGTAAGAAGCCAAGGGTCGCACCCGGAAGCTCGGACTTATCGTCACGGTGACTGAATGTGACTGCGGGTATGATGAATAAAGAGAAGTCTTAATTATGTTTGTTTTTTTTGCAGTGTTCCCATAATGGTATTGGAACAGATTGCTAATCTGTCGGTCGTTAATTCGGCTTGTAGGTTCGATTCCTACACACTGCGTTTACAGAATGAAAGAGGTGTAAAAGTTATGAAAGGTGTTCATGCAGTAGATAAGGACAAGTTTATTGAAGCCTACAATAAATGGGCGAGCGGCGAGGTAACGATAACAAAAGCAACGGAAATAGCCGGCATGAGTTATCCGACATTTCACAAATACGTAGGCATATTAATTACAGGCGGGAAATTTCCTGACGGGCTATTTAAGGATTAGGAGAGTGTGCATGAGAGTAGAGATTAAAGGCAATGTATATGGAATGTCGCGCAAAGAGTATAAGCAGTTCCTTAAAATAGCAAGCAAAGCTATACCATGTGGCATTTATGCGGCTGAAAAGGGAAGCACTGCTATTATGCTGAATGAAAAATACGGCAGCATTGAAGATTTGAGAAAATCCGTGTCCAAATATAAATTGAAAGGGTTTAAGGTGTATTACAATGACAAGAATAACGATAAAAAAAATTCTTAAAACTCTTGATAAAACACTTGATATGTTTATGTTGGCTTTAATTCTTTCGGCTTTAATAGCTGGTCTTAGAATTATTTTAGAACTTTTATTTGGTGTAAAAATGGTAGCAATCGCTGTGTTTGCTTTAATGTTTGTTTGCATTTTTGTATTAAACTTTTTGAAAGGGTGACTTTTTATGTTAATAGTTGCATTGCAAGACGATTTAGACAATTTATATGCTATCTGGAATACAGTTGCAGACCGATTTTTAGGAGTTAATCTTGGAAAATATGAAGCTGTCGGAATTATTATGGACTACAAGGGAGATTACACCTTTGAAGAAGCATTAGACAGAGTGGAACACCCACAACCATTTAAAGATATTGCCAAGTGCTTATGCGAAGAGCTTAATCGTGACGATAACAAAGTTGAAAATGCAATCCAATACTTAAAAGATGTATCGTGGAAAATAGGAACTACTGGCGTTGAGTATCTTTCAGAGAGAGACGGACAAAAAATGAGGGAGTACATAAATGTACTTGAAAACAGAATTGATGAATTAGAACAATGATTGCTGATTATCAGCAGAAAGGAATATATTATGAAAAAATTATTTGTAAGTGTGCCAATGAAAGGCAGAACAGAGGAAGAAATCAAAGCTAGTATTCAGAAGATGAAAAAGATTGCTGAAATATACGAGGGCGAGGAATTAGAGCTTATCGACAGCTACATTGAGGATAACCCACCTAAAGACAGCAAAGAAGCTGTATGGTATTTAGGAGAGAGCCTTAAGAAGCTGGCACAGGCTGATGTGTTTATAGGAATATGCGAGAGCTACGATTGGAACGACTGTTGCATTGAAAGAGAAACAGCAGAAAAATATGGCATTAAAGCATATATGATTCCGGCAAGGTATGTAATTGATGATTATAATGCACTTATAAACAAATTACATCTGGTTTGCTGTGATGCAATGCCAACAATCTAACAATATATTTCCTGGCTAACAAATGGAGTTAGTTGCTAACCTAAAACAAGACGAAGAAAATAGTCTTTAAATAATTTCCAAAACACTAAGAGGTGCGTACAATATTGGTGTGCTAAGAATAGCTTTTACTACTGACTACGCATTTTACCGGTTACAGATTGATTGTAGTCGCTACCCTAGAACAATTATAGGCAGAGGTCTATAAGCACCTTTGCTGAAAAGTGGAGGTGCTTTTCTTTGGCAAGTTCAAGCCTTATTTCAGCAGTAAATCAATATGAAAAATATATTGAAAGTAATGAAATTAGTGAAGCAGTAGTAAACGCATATATAGAAGCTGCCCAAGTTGCGTTACAAACAGAAAAAGACATTGAATATGGATTAAAGATTTCTGCAAGAGCAAAACAATTGGCAGAAAAATTCATTTTTGATTCCACAGGCGGCACGGCATGGGATTTAGAAAAGTTTGCATTTAAAAATAAAGTCCAGTACGACATACTGGATAAATACTATAGCGTATTACTTGCGGAAGCACAAAACAAAATCGTTGACAGCGGCTTTATGTACCTTGAAAAGAAGCGAGAACCAAAAGAGCGGTTTTATATGCCACGGCGCAAACAATTCCTTAAAATAGGGCTTACACAGGCTTTACAAGGCATGATTGACGATAAGTACGATATTTTGTGTGTGTCGTTAATTCCCGGAGCCGGAAAAACAACAGTCGAAAAAATGTTTAACGCACTTGTGGCTGGCTGGTATCCAAAAGACTTTAGCTTGTTTTATTCGCACAGCGGCGATATAACGCGAATGTATTTTGACGGTGTGTATGATATTGTTACAAATTCAGACGAATATACGTGGAGTGAAATATTTCCGAATTTACACGTAACAAGCACA